TTATATTGCTCTGTAGAGGAAAAGTTATCTGTTAGGAGCGGGCACAGTTCTATAGACGCATCCAAACGGTCACGCCACCAGTCCACTGAATTCCTTCCGCAATAAAACACATATCTCCACGTATTTCCCAAATGATTGTGGCATTGTTCTATTACAGTGCTAAGCGCTCCCATACACCGCGGTTCCACAATTAATACTGTATTCATCCTTCTACTCTTTCAGACTCCTTTATTTATAAATAAACGCGAACCGTCATACGAAGACTCAATCGTTCAGGCTTAGTTTCCTTTGCTATTATTCGAAGTTTCGCTAATTTCGGCTCTGACAATGTACATAAAATGAAATTCTGTTCCTCTTTCGTGACTCCATAGCCGTGAACCCACACGAACTGTACGTGAGGAGCCAGGGCTTCGAAGCGCTGCGCACTTCGTAATCGCGCGAAAGGATATATCTCCTTTCGTTAAAGCAGACGAAGTAAGTCAAAAAACGCCTACAAAACTATACTCAATTAGCAAGGAATGGCGGCTACACCCGCGACAAATCTAACGATTGTAAGTTCCGGTATTCAAGATACCCGATTACAACCAACCAAAGGAAACCCAGATATCGCACAATTTCTAAAAGTCTACCAAAAAACGACACGTTGGTCAGCACAATGGAATCGTATTGAATTTGACGGTTCAGCGGAATTTGGACAACGTGTATCTCTTACAATTCCTCCTCTTGCTGAACTCGTTTCTGGATTCAATATCGTCGTTACAATGCCCGATATTTTAACGACGCAACTCGCCGCGATTCGCGATGCAAGTGGTACAGATTTACAGAATCGTGGTAACTTCCTCGGTCCGCTTTACGGATGGACGAATAGTCTCGGACACGCTCTTATTCAACAAATTGACCTTGAGATTGGAGGCGCAATTGTTGAATCACTCACGGGTCAGCAACTTGAAATATTAGATGAATTGTATGAAACTCTGGAATCCTCTATCGCAAAAGACGCAATGATAAAACGAGCGCCGAACGGATTTACATCTCAAACATTTCTATCTACGAATACAACTGTCTATGTACCAATACCGTTTTGGTTTTCTAGACCCGGTATTTACAGCCACGCATTGCCGATTGATGCTCTTCGTTCAGACCGTGTTCGTATTCACGTGACATTTCGTCCAATTACGCAACTTTTTTATACGGATGCACGCGTTGATTCAAGAACCGTGGGATATCGTCCTGGTGTTGATAGCGAGAATGGTACTATGTGGTCTATTATCGAGGGTCGCTTTTGGCGACAAAATGCACAGGCAACGGGCAGGGTGTATTCCATGAATGCGACAATTCCCACTATCGGTGTATCCGGCGAACTTATCCCTTATCGACAATTTCCATCGCGATTTACACCCCAGGATGCCTACGCACTTATTGAATATATTTCTTTAGAAGAATTTGAAGCCCTACGCTTTCGGAGTGCTGAATTAACCTATCATGTTGAACAACATTATGCGGTTCCTGTTGAACAGAGTCTAGGGCAAACGGAGGCACGTATTGTAATACCCTATACCAATCCGACAAAAGAGATACATTGGGTATTACAACGTCCTGAAGCTGAACTATACAATGCGTGGTTTCTTTTTACACGGGATTTAGCGCCCGCTATGACGAAAAATATATGTAATATTCCCTGGTGGTCTGATGCACAATTAGAACCATCCGAGGATACACACTGGGCAGTTGTTCCTGCGTTTCAAAACGCGTATTCGGAACCGCTCCACGGCGCAACGCTTCTCTACAATTCGTATGAACGCTATATTCACGAAGGCGGTTCCTTCTTCCGTTCAGTCATTCCTGCGCTCTACTACGAAAAAACAGCGATTCGTAATCGCTATATTTATGCTTACAATTTCGGGCAACGTGACGAACGGTTGAAATACGGAGCAACGGGTGCGGCAAATTGGGATAAAATACCGCGTAAAGAACTTTTCTTAACATTGAATCGCGGGCGTGGTGGTATTGCTCCACCGAATATGAATCTATATATCTATACGACGATATGGAATGTTTTTAAGGTTTTTGGAGGACGCGGAGGTATGTTATTCTCCAATTAAAGCGTGCGTGTTTGAAATGTATAACACTATCTATGCTCTTTTTACTACCAAGATTCTCTCTCATATATATTGTACTACGTTACGGAAATGAGCGAACGCAAGTACCGCTCATTTTTACACTTACATATTCGTTTCATGTATTATATAGCATATGCGGATTGAGTTTATTCGATTCGTGTATGCTTATTTTCCTGTTGTTTGAATTGCTGCTGCGTATAATTTTCCTTGCTCTGCTCGCTGGACTATAAACGCGATTTTCGCAACGTTATTTCTAAGGGTTTATCCGCACGCTTAGGTATAACTACATCTGCCATACGACCAAACCGCCGAAACGATATTGTTCCACTCCATATCGTTCCGTCGCTTACATACGCATTTAAATGCGCGCGCAACTCCCCGACTTCAGGTGAATCCAGAGGAATATCTAGGGTTTTGAATTTATTCAGAATTGTCACAACCTCTTTCACACGTTCTTCTTTTGGTTTTTCACTTGTCATCTTTACTTTGTAATTATTGTTTTATTTGTGGTCGGCTTTAATTGAAAGGGAGGAATATCCCTTTTATTGTGTGCTTGGGGTTTTCGGTTATTGTTCGTTTTTTGACCATACGCTGGTTTCCTTGTATTTGTTTGTGCAACGGTTGCTGTAAATGTATTCCGAATCATTCGTTGTGGCGAACGACCACGTACTGGTTGGTCGCCCATACATTTGAGAAGACCTGTAGGCATACGAATCGCTAAATCTTCACATACACCCTGAATATATTTCCAAGTACCTATAATTTCACAGACATTGCCGCAATACCCGTAAGGCATCGGATGGACTTCATCACTCCATACATCATCCACTATCGGTGGTGGTAATGAATCAGGTTCTGTATCAATAGATTCCATTAAAATATTACAGTCATCACTGAACACTTGCGTGCGTGTTTCAACCAACCATTCGTCTGTATCAATTCGTAATACTCCCCACAATGCACCCCAACGATATGTACGACGCGTAACAGACTTTACAACGGATTTATTCACAGAATCCAGGAGTCGTTTTGGCATATCGCCGCCAATCGTTAACCTGTACATCTTACAATCTTTATTGGTTGTTTTATTTAGGCGGCGACTGCGACTGCGACTGCGACTGCGACTGCGACTGCGACTGCGACTGCAAGTGATAAAAAATGAATACAAATTCAGGCAATGTATGAAATGTAGAACAATGTGGTGTGTCGTTTTACAAACTAAAGGTACAACACGGAATGCGTTGATTACGCCGCACCACGCAGCCGTCCCAACCGGCGAAATGCTTGGCGCAATTCTTCGTCGTATAGCAGCACCCGAATTTATTGGAACGTGGAAATGGAATGGGCATATTGTATATCTATTTGCATACAAATCCGGTAAAGCGGGTTCAGAGAATAAACACGAACTCCCACCGCCTCTTGATAAAAACCTACTGTTTGGCGACGCGGTTGTATTCGCTATGAAAGGTGGTACAGTTGTATCCTTTGGAACCAATGAATTTGAGAAATTCTATAATGAAGCGTTCGGTGGTTTTGAAGATCTGGGTTCCGAAGATTCCGAAGACGATGAGGATGAGGACGAAGAGGTTGAAGAGGAGGAGGAAGTAGTGGTTGAGGAAGACGCAGCGGATGCTGATGCTCCTGTTGATGCTGCTGATGCTGCTGATGCCGACGATGATGCGGATGAGGTCGTTGCTCCAATCAAAGCTATAAAAGTCAAACGTGGCGCGAAAAAACTACAAAATTTCTATACATTTGAAGAACTCACACCGGAAGCGTATTCATTGATTCGTACATGTGCAGGAGCAGGAGCAGGAGCAGGCGCAGAGACGGTAGCGCGATAAAAAATGAAACAAACCTTCTCTTTTTGTATAAAGCATACCAAATGTCCGCAGTTCGTAACGCTATCAAAAACGTCATTGATAAACGTTTTACATTCTTGAACGAGGAACAACGTAAAGACTTAGAGCGTGGAATCTTCAATTTCAGTTTGGAAGAAGGGCGGAGGCGACAGGTTCATTGTGTATGGGAAAATCCAGAATTCCAAGCGCTCTATGATATAGCAGCACGCCGAACGATTAGTAATATTGATACGAAATCCTATGTAGGAAATCACCGTCTTGTTGAACGCCTAAAAGAAGGCGAGTTTCTTCCACACGATATTCCTTTTATGACGTATGCTGAATTATTTCCCGAGAATTGGGGAACACTTATTGAGCAAGCAACGAAACGTGAAGCGAAGATGTTGGAAGTTGATAAAAGCGCAGCGACCGATATGTTCCGTTGTTCGCGTTGTGGTAAGCGTCAATGTACATACTATGAGATGCAGACACGTTCAGCAGATGAGCCGATGACACAATTTATTCGCTGCTTGAATTGCGGAAAACAGTGGAGGCAGTAATCATACAATGCTATAGGAATGATAGCTGCGGAAATTATGACCTACAATACCCACGGACTTCCGTGGTCGCGTAATACAGCCAATGATATTATTGGTTGGTTGAAAACTGTCAAACCCACAATTGTATGCTTACAAGAGATTTTTGTAGATTCAACGCGGTCTTTGTATTGCGAACAATTAACGCGTTACGGTTATGCTGTAGCGACGCCAAACGATACGTCGGTTACGTGGTTATCGAGTGGGTTGCTGACAGCTGTACTGGAGTCCGAATTTCGTATCGTATCGTCCTGTTTTTGTCCATATATGTACTATCATAACGTAGAATCGTTTGCGAATAAAGGTTTTTTTTCGCTCACACTGCGGGATACACTAGGTTCGCATATAACGATTATCAATACACATACACAAAGTAATACTATTGTAAGTTGGTGGTTCGGTGATGATATTATTACAACAATACGAAAACAGCAATTTGCGCAGATTTTACAATTTGTAAAAGGTTCTTCATATCCTGTGCTTATAACAGGTGATTTGAATTGTGAGGTGAGTCCACATCCTTATATACGGTTTTTACGCGTCGCAAATTGTAATCAAACGAAAAAACATACATTTACGGAAACGGGTGAAGATTTAGACCATCTTGCGTGGATTCCTTTACAATACGCGGACCCCGGTTGTGGCTATTGTGATATTGAACGCAATGGACCGCTTCTTGAATCATGTAAAGTTATTCCGGTCCCGTGGAGCGATCATGAACCTGTACTATGGAAAGTACGTATTCCGAAACCGAAACAAAGAATAAAAGAATGACGTGGCGTGTTCTTTTCTACGGATGCATTCTTGGGTTGATACTGTTTTGTATTGTTCGGTTTGCTGTGTTTCCTACATCGTCGTGTAACGTTCTTCGTACTGAGACGACAGAGGACGGGCTCGTAGAAATAGTTACTGCGGGATGCTCAGAAGGATTACCACATACGACCGACGCGAATACTATACGAATGACGGAGGATGTTTGGAATTCTGGGCGGCGTGAAGAAATTCTACGCCACGAGCGTGTTCATTTATCACAGAAACGTCGCCCCGATGTTTGGTTATCCTTTTATAAGGATGCATGGGGTTATGAACTCTTCGCTGTACCACCGATAAGAATCCCGGACTCGCACTCACTAAGACCGAACCCAGATACCGCTGCGCATCCCTACGCCCTTTGGCGCGGTCGTTGGTTATTTTTCCCGACCTACGGTCCGACGCGCACATTACGTGATGCGCCCGTTCGTATTTGGGATATAGAGCGCAGTGCGTTTGTTCCGTTACCTACCGAATGGCGTAACGAATTTTGTGGGTCTGTGGGTTGCCCAAATCAATACGAACATCCACACGAACTTTCTGCGGAAATTCTTACGCTATCCTCAGATTGTCCAGCGAGCAAACGTCTTCGTGAATTCTTTCATACCTTACAGCAATAATACCTCACCCAAGTAGATAGAATGAATAGTTTTTTGAATATGATTGGTCTTGGTGGTGCCACTGCTCCGAAATCACCGAATGCGAGTATGGTACCGAATGCGTTTCGCAGCGCATCTAACAGCGCAGTCGCGCCAGCACTCGGTGGTGCGCCTATGGCGAACGCGACAGCAGTCAATGCGACAGCAGTCAATGCGACAGCAGTCAATGCGGCAGCGAATGCTGCGCGCCGTGCCGCTAACGCGAATGCCGCAGCCGCCGCCGCGGTGAATAAAGCAGCGTCTGCGAATGTCGCAGCCGCGAATGCTGCACAGGCAGCAAATGTTGCTGTGAATGTTGCTACAGGTACGGCTGCTGCTGCTCCTGCGAATGCCGCAATGGGTGGCGGTCGCCGTTCGCGCCGTAATCGCAAAAATTCGCGTAAGAGCCGTAATAACAGACGTAAGAACAATCGCCGCTAAAATAATGTGTAATGGTCCCGAAGAAAATGTCCAAGCATTTTTTGGAAACAGAAAGATAAAGTAGGGATGGAGGTTGATAGGATCGCCCCAATCGCGGCAAGTCCATTAGATGCCTGTCGCGGGCGTGGTACATATATATCTATACGAATACGAACGACTATTGTTCGTAATGGTAAATCGCAAACGAAGAAAATTAAACGAG